AGTAGAACCACAACACATAACTGAGATCGTCAAGTGGGCATCAAACCCACAACAAGATGGTGTTAATTATTGTTATAACTTAATAAGTAAAGAGCAGATCGACTGTGATCCAAAGAAAATGGTTGAGACATTGGCACAAGCCAACATGGATAGTTTGGTAGCAAGGTATGACGATGCTTACAAAGATGCCTTTGTTGGTTACTTAGACGATTGTTTAGACATACTTAAATATTCTACAGATGGTGCCTCTATCAGTTTGCTTGATGGTGTAGGCAGTTGTTCCTTAGATGCAAAAGACATTTACAACATGGTTAGATGTCTTGAGTATCAATCATGTGAGGTTGATAACTGGGTAGAGACAGATGCTTACTGGTTGTTAAACGCAATCAGAGATATGGCAGGTTCTAAAATGTCCAAAGATGCAGAAGTGCAATGGAGCTTTGATTCAAAGGAGGTAGCATAATGCCAACCACAATCATGTACGATGTTTACCAATACATTCCTAGTTATGGCAAACATGGTGAAAACCTGTATGTAGGTTCTTACAGAAACAAACAAGATGCTTTGGATCGCAAAGAAAGAAACTACAAACAAAACATTACCATTCACATACAAGAGCGATTGGCTAACACTGATCCCAAGAAAACTTTATAATAAACGCACCCATGATACTAACTGACACAGAAAGAGAAATAATTATTGAGGCTTTGTCCAAACAAGGTTTACCTATCTTTAATAAAGATAGCCAAACCCAAAAGGAAAAAGTTAAATACAAAAAGATTGAAGAGATCATACACAAACTAGCCTTTGGCAAATGAATATTTTAAAGTCGATCATCTTAGAAACTGGAGAAGGTGATATAAAAATTTCTACTCCAATTGTAGAAGCTAAATCATTTGCAGGTGCACTCAGACAATTTAAAGGCAAGGACATCCAAGCCATCATTAAATTAGAAGATGACAATTACATGGTTTTTATTGAGGAATAAAGTGTGTAAACTTCTTATGTGACAATTCATAAGTTAAATAACTATCTGTTATCAATGCAATCGCATTGGTCAATCATGCACAGCACTTATGAAGCAGTGGATAAATCTTTGCCTATCTTATCTAAATTTTCTTCCAATGATGGTGTAGATCGTATGCAAGAAACACCACTGAAAAAACACATAACCAAAATCCATCCTGACATTTACAAAGTGCCAGTGTTTAGACGAAAGTATTGCAAGATGTTAGTCGATGAAATCAAAACAATGAAATTCCAAACCAACGATGATGAGGATGATCTCAGGCAAATACCTGAGATAGTATTAAGAGATCAAGTGCCTGAGCTTTATCGCAACATGTGGTTTGTGGTTCAAACAGTGCTTAACCCAATTATTTATTCTATTTGGCAACGCAACTGTTCCAACATAGGCTCAGTGCAAATAGCCAATTACAATTTAAAGGACAAACAACAAGGTGCTTGGCACCACGATGAATCAGCAGATATTAGTGTGGTGATACCACTGAACACTGGTAAGTACAAAGGTGGCGGCACTGAGTTTCATAATTATGGCAAAGTAAACCCTTTGCCCACAGGTCATGCACTAATCTTTCCTAGCTTTACTCATATGCACAAAGGATTACCTGTGGATATGGGTGACAGATACCTATTAGTCTTTTGGTTATATGATCGAAAAAGAATGAAATGGTTGCTAGAGAATGGCTCACCATAAGTCGTGTAATTCGACTAATTGCACTCCATCAACATTGTAAGGCTTGTAGACATTACTTTTCTCAGCTTGCAATAAATTGTGTAAAGCCTGCTCGTTCTTAGCTCTACCATACTCCAAGGCTTCGTCAGACATGGTGTAAACCACATAAGGATATGGATGAGCCTTTTCCTGTGCTAAGAAAGAAAATCCTTCTACAGGCAATCCTACAGATTTACAGGCATCAACATACAAAGAAGCCTGCATATGATACCTATATACATTAATTGCTTGCTTAAAGCCTCTAGGTGAAGCGTCACGACAGGTTTTTAAATCCCAAACATGTTTGCCATCGTACCAATCAAACCTAGATTTAAAAGGATGCCCATGCAACATGTAACACACTGTTAATTCTATTTTGTTGTTTTTTCCCTTTGGAATAAAGTCTTTGGTAATATTTTTTCGTTCCATGCAAATGTCGTACATGTCCTGTGTGATAGCAGTTTTATCTCCAACAGTAGCCAAGAAATCTTCGTAGGCTTCCTTGCCTATTTTGGTTCTTCTGTCTAGGTTAGGTTGTATAACAAACTCATCATCAAATTTATGATGTTCTAAAAATACTGTGTGTTGCACCCTACCTTCTAACAATGCAGGAGATTCAGTAAAACCTGATCTATTCTTCCATGTGTAAACACATTGATCGACTTGCTTGAGGTCTGAGGCTCGATACGCAGGTATTTTGTTGTATATCTCAAAAGATAAATCCTCATAAACGCCTTCTTTAAATTCCATTCTTTGATTCCTCCATTTCTTCAGGTGTTACATCCCAACAGTTTAAGTTGCCTGCCACAGTTCTACGCTCACCTGACCCTTTAAAAGGATAGACTGAGTGTTGTAACCACGATGGAAACATTAAAAGTTTCCCTACTTCAGGTTTAATAATTCTTGCTTGTGCAGGTCGCAGTCTTTCAGGATCAATGGTTTGATTAAGTCCATACACAAAATTTAAGTAGCCATCCACTGCACCCGATGAATTATATAAATCCATGTTTTGATTGTCTTTAATTTGTTCAGGAACCATGGTCCAAGTGGTAAAAGATATGCCCATCAATGATTGAGTGCCATGATCGTGAATAGGATTGTAGTCACCTGCATAAGAATGAACTGACCATAGCTTATCCATTTCTATTCGTTTGGGATAAAGACCACAACGAGTCATCTTGACAAACTGCTCAATGTACTGCACTCCAAGATTCTCCATAAGATGTGTGAATGGTTTTAATTCATCGCAGTTCTGATCCATGTTTAATTGTTCGCCTGAATAAATTTGACCCACCAATACATCTCCACTAGAGGTTTTGTTTTCGTTAATTCTAAGTTTGTTTAAATATTTATTTAGTAGATTTACCATGTCAGGAGTTAAATCGTGTTGCAACATCATGGCTGATGGCAATGGATAAACTGTAAACTTGATGCCTTCTTCAGTCATTGGTGGATAACTCCTCAATTAAACGATTAAGGTACCATTGGCTTTTCTTTAAGTCTTCCAATGGATTTTCTTTGTATTTGTATCTGTGGTTGTATTTCAACATTGAGCCTTCTAAATAATATTTAAAATTATCACCTAACTGTTGTTTGATGTAATCAATAGATTGCACAACTCCACCTTTTGTATAGTGGGGTGGCTTGTTGACATAATCAGTTGAATCACTCATAACAAATTCTGTGGGCAACTAGGGAAAGCATAATTTATAACAAAAAAGCTAAGTCACCCAACAGAAATTAAAATGGTATGTCATCCTCGATAACTTCTTTGACTGGCTCATCTTTAGCAAGATCAGCTAATCCACTAGAAGTAGGCTCAGATGTTTCAAAACTTGAACCTGACTCTTTGGCACCTTTGAGCTCAAAACTTTCTTCTAATAAATTTTGTTGCCACTCAGGTAAGCCATCGTAAATATCACACATGGCTTTGGTTTCCTCGGTGCTATCACCTGAAAACTCTTCACAATAAACATCTAGGTCAAAAATAATCCCTGCATTTATAGTCTCAGTTTTCTTGAACTCATCAGGTTTAAATATAGCTTTAATTCTAGCATTGCCATTGGCATTGTGTTCAATCTCTAAATTAGCAGGTGCACCTATCATTTTATCTAAATCAAAACCTTCTAGTTCTTCTTTGGTAAAAGATTTGCCACGCCATGTCACTAAGTCTTTATATAAAGTAGCGTTCTCATTTAATGATGCTGTGTAGGTTTTAGAAATACTCATGGGTCTACCATCATCCATTTTTTGTTCAGGTATTTCCCAAGTCACATTAATGGTTTTTCTTTTCTTGGTGTTATCAGAATTTGGTTCTGCATCTCTAGGGTAGGTTTCATTTCTACTCCCTTGGTCTATAATCTTATAACAGACTCCCAAGTGATTGCCTTCAGGCAAGACTTGGAACTCTTTATCGTTTGAACTTAATTTAAGGCTCATAATTTTACTCCATTGGTTGTAATTATTTGTAAATTAGTCTAGGATTGTACAGTATTTAATAGATATAGCAACAGGGAAAACAGACATTGAAAATCAGACGACCACCTTCCAAGAATTTTGAACGACCTTTATCAGGAGATATAGAGTCACAATTTTTAAGTTTTTTATCTGAACAAGGCATGGAAGTTGATCCACGCAAAGGTTTGGTGGTTGATGGAAGCATTGGTCGTGCTTACATCAACTTAGGTGGTGAAAGGAAGCTGTCAGGTTGGTACCAACTGTGGATGGATCAGAGTGTTCCATTTGGAAGGGTGGGAGACTATCGAGTGTCTACAGACCAACCGACAGCACTTTGGAAACCTGAGAATCGCAAACGCCAAAGAGTTACCAAGACTGAGAGAGAAGAAATCCAACGATTGCAAAAAGATGTTGAGGTTAAGAAGGCTGAAAAACATTCTAAGTCTGCTAAACGCAGTCAGGCTATGTGGGAAGGTGGCGAGAATTGTGAGAAACATCCCTACTTAGAAACCAAAGGAGTTTTATCTTATGGTTTAAAGGTCGATGACAAAGGACTCTTAATGATTCCCATGTTGAACAATGACTTGGCTGTTGTGGGCATGCAATTTATCTCTGACGATGGCACCAAGCGTTTTCTTACTGGTTCTAAAAAAGCAGGTAGCTTTTTTATTCTTGGACAAGAAATACTCAAAACCTCAGACACTATTTATTATGGTGAAGGTTACGCCACTTGTGCTGATATTTATCGAGACATGTCGTGTCCTGTGTTTGTCTCTTTTGATGCTTACAACTTATCGAAGGTCGCTGAAAGCGTGTTTGAGACACTCAAAGATCGCAAACACATATTTGTCGCAGACAACGATGACTCCAAGACTGGTGAAAACGAGGCAGTCAAAGCCTGTCAGTGGATTATTAAGCAAGGTGGCATGGCAGAGGTACACATGCCTGAAACAAAAGGCGACTACAACGACCACAGGGCTGTCAGTGGCGAGGTTATCCCTGCTCTCAAGTTTATAGATGTGCCCACAGATATAGATTTTGTAAAATCAGAAAAAGGTCGAATGTTAAACCTGAAAGAAAATGTTTTAGGGGTTATGAAAACACACAACATTCATGTTAATTACAATGTCATTAAGAAAAGAATGGAGATAGAGATACCTCACATGAAGTTTATTGCTGACATGAAGGAAGAGGCAAGTTTGGTAGAGATTGAAGATCGTTGTATCAAACTTGGAGTACCCCACACTAGGGTGAGAGATTACCTGAAAGTGATTGCCAATGAATACAATCCTGTGATTGAATGGATTGAAAGCAAGCCTTGGGATGGAACATCTAGGTTGCCTGAGTTCTTGAAGACCATTACTTCGAGTACACCTGAGAGTCTGAAAGACATGTTGCTCAAGAAATGGTTAATTAGTTGTGTAGCAGCTTGTTATGAGCCCAATGGTGTCGAGTTAGAAGGAATTTTATGTTTCCAAGGTGCACAAGGTTTAGGCAAAACGCTGTGGTTCAAAAGACTGTGCGATTACAACAAAGGATGGTTACTGGAGGGTGCTACCCTCAATCCAAGTGACAAGGATTCAGTTAAAAGGGCTGTAAGCCACTGGATAGTAGAACTGGGTGAGTTAGAGTCTACTTTTAAGAAGAGTGACATCGACCAACTCAAAGCCTTTGTAACTTCTAAAACAGATGAACTTAGGTTGCCCTATGATAGAGCTTTTACTACCTATCAAAGACGAACAGCCTTTTATGCTTCGGTCAACGCAAGAGAATTTTTAACAGATTCCAGTGGCAACAGAAGGTTTTGGTGTGTTGCTGTAACAAACATTAATTTTAATCATGGTATAAATATGCAACAAGTGTGGGCAGAGATAAAAGAAACCATGTATGTACAAGGACAAAAGAACTGGTTTCTCTCACCTGATGAGAGAGAGTTGCTCCAAGAAAGCAACGAAGGTTACAGAACTCAATCCTCAGTCGAAGACTTGTTGTTGCAGTATGTGAAGTTTGATACCACTAACCCACAACCAGTACAAATGACTCAGTTACTCAGAGACATGGGCATAGCCAATCCAAGGATGCCTGACTTTAAAGAGGCTAGTCGAGTGCTTAGTCAAAATGGAGTCGAACCTAGACGATCC